TACTTATTATATAATAAAATATTCATTTACTAAAAAAATTGATAAATAATATAAAGAATGCTGAATATTAAAATTAAAGACAATGGCATCTAACGCAATGAATACAACCAATACATCTATCGCTCGTCAAGCAATATTAGACTCTATCTGTTGTCCGATTACTGGACAACCTATGAAAGATCCTGTTCAAGGAAATGATGGACATACCTATGAAAGACATGCTATTACTAAATGGTTAACTGAAAAAAAAGCACTATCACCTATGACCAATCAACCTATGACAGTTGATAATCTAAAAGTTAATGCTAATATTAGATATTTATGTGATCAATATCATTCCGGTGCATTTGGTACAACTAATTATAAAAAAGATGTAATTGTAAAAAATACTCCTGAACATAAAATCTCATGTCAAGCTTTTCGCTATCAAATGGATATAGATGGAAGCCATAAATCTAATTTACACTTCAAATTTAATGTTGATGGAGTAGAATATTTAACAAAAGACAATACTCCTCCATCAGACATTGTATTAGTTGTAGACCGATCAGGATCAACCGACACTGCTGTTGAAGCACAAGGTGAAGGGGGTACTAAAATAGAAGTTGGATATTCTATATTAGACATTATTAAACATGCAGTAAAAACTGTAGCGCATTCAGTAAGAGAATGTGACAGAATTGCTGTGGTAATTTTTGATAATAGTGTAGAAACTATTGTTCCTCTACAAAACATGACTGAAATTAATCGAACATCGTTATGTGCTCGCATTGAAACTATACGTCCTGGTGGAACTACTAATCTTTATGGTGGTATTATTGAGGCCAATAAAATTCTTCAACAACGTGATGTTAAAACTCATAATACAGCTATTTTAGCTTTAACTGATGGTCAACCTAACGTAAGACCTTCTAGAGGTGAAGTTCATTCATTGAGTAAAATGTTCAATCAAAATTTACTAGAAGCACCTATACATACATTCGGTTTTGGTTACAATCTAGAAAGAGGACTATTATATGATATTGCAAAAGTTACTAATGCTACTACTGGACATATTCCTGATGGTGGAATGATTGGAACGGTTTTTAGTAACTACTTAGCTATGATTTTAACAACCGCTTGTACGAATATTAAACTTCATATTAAAAGCAATACTCCTGATACATTTATTACAAAACCATTTGTAGGTGATCTACCGTATCATTTATCTGATGATAATAGCCAGTTAACTATTGAAGTTGGATCTTTACAAATTCAACAATCAAGAGATATATGTGTTTTTACAAATAATGAAGAAACTATAGAGTATTATTATACTTATGATAATGGAGGTAAAACTCATCATCTTAATGATAGAATACTGATAAAAGATTATCAATGTAATCTTCCATTGAATGAACAACAACATCTAGTAAATGTTGATGAATATCAGTATCAATACTTACGACTCCAAATATCAGAATGGTTACGTAAAGCTATAAATGTCGCTGTAACAAGAGATTCTAAAAGAATAGTTTATATTAATATTATTAATCAATTGGAAAGTTGGCCAATGGGATTGCATACTGAAAAAAATATTGAAAAAGTAAAGGCTCTATTAGACACTATTAAAGATCAGGTGTATCTTGCTATTGGTTCTCAAGAAAAAGAACATGCTAATTATTATAATAAATGGGGTGAATTTTATCTAGATCAACTATCTACAGCACTACTAAAACAGTATACGCCTAATTTTAAAGATAAAGCCTGTATGGTATTTGGTGGTGAATGTAGTAAACAATTTATGGAATATGCTGCTGATACATTTGATAATCTTCCTCCACCTAAACCTACAAAACAAGTATATGATCATCATACTAGATCATATAGAGGTGGAACAGGTGTGGTTTCAATGGCTACATATAACAATGCTAGTGGTGGGTGTTGGACTGGTGATTCTATGATATTAATGTTTGATGGTAGTTCAAAAAGAGCAGATGAAATTAAAAAAGGAGATAGTATTATTACACATACTAGCAGCAGCAATGTTGTAGATGGTCCAGGAACAACTGTAACCAATGTTCTTTGTGTAGTAGAAACTAAAATTCCTAACGGTAAAATTAAACTATGTACTATACCATCATCTCATCCTTCTGGTGGTTTAAAAATTACTGAATGGCACCCTGTAAAAACTAATGCGTCTAATTGGAGTTTTCCAAACAAAATTGCACCTTCTGAAGTTGAAGAATGTACATCTATATTTAATCTTATATTACCAAATGGTCATATTCCAGTTATTAATAATATACCAGTCATTTCTCTTGGTCATGGATATGATAATTCAATATTAAAACATCCATACTTTGGAACTAGAAAAGTTATTGATGATCTATCAAAAGTAAATGGTTTTAGTAATGGACATGTTATTATATATCCCAGTTGGTTTAAAAGAGAGGGCCCTCCTCTTGATAATTCTGGTATCAATACTATTAGTCAAATTATTGATCCTGAATCCAAATCAGAATATAACGATATTGTAGAAATTTTATATTCAGCTAAATAATTATTCATCATAAATATAAAATGAATGGCGGTGTTGTATTCTCATAGATTCAATATCATCTGAAATTTTTTTTACACAAGAATATAATCCAATAATTAATATCATTAGTAATATGTACACTAATAAATGTATTACGAACATTATGATTATATAAAAAAATAATTATATAATCATTATCAATTTTCTAAAATTTATTTAGATATACAAAGATGAAACCCAATGAGGCTCTTTATCCTTCTTTATCAATTTATCTACCATTTGACGAGTAACAGTTACTGGAAATGAAACTTTAAGTTCCATATCTTCTTGAAATAGATTAGTACCATCTTTCATCAAACGATACAAATTTAGTTTAGTATAAATAATTTCCAGACAACGCTTTAAATTACGAACTCCTTTTTCATCACCACATAATGAAGACATTATATATTTCATTGCTTCATCGTCTATAACAATATCTTTATCACTGAATTTAACTTGGTCACGAATAGTAGGAAGCAAGTACTTATTTGCAATAATCATCTTCTGAGGAGATTCATAACCCTTAGTCTCAATTCTGTACATTCTGTCTTTGAGAATTGGATTTACTTTTGATTCATCATTATAACTGAAGATAAATAGACACTTACTTAAATCAAACTCAATTTCTGAGAAATATTTATCATGGAATTTATCATTTTGAGTAGTATCTGTTAAATGCGTCAATATACCCGTGATCTCTTCACCTTTTGGCGAATCACTAATTTTATCTAATTCGTCAAAGTAAATTACTGGATTCATACAATTACTTTGTACTAGAATATCTACAATTTTACCCCATGTAGAGCCTTCATATGTGTAACTGTGACCTTCTAGAAAGCTTGAATCAGTAGCACCACCAAGAGCTAGAAATGCAAAATCTCTATTGAGAATTTTACTAATACCTTCTTTAACTAGAGTAGTTTTCCCTGTTCCTGGAGGACCTTTAATAGCAATAGCATTACCAACTGCATTAGGATTAGTCAACCATAAACCAACCATTTGCATAATTTGCATTTTTGCATCATTTAAACCATACACGCATTCATCTAGAGTTTTAATTGCTCCACTAAGTAGTGCATCACATGGTTCTCTACCATCTTTTTCAAGAGATACTGGTAGTTCAGCGTATTTACCAAATGGTATTTGCATAAAGGTATCTACCCAAGTTTTTAGTTTATGAAATTCTCCACCACCTGGCTCCATATACCTTAAAGCAGCAATCTTCTTCATTGCACACGCTTTAATAGAATTAGGAATATCAGATTCTAAAAGCTTCATACGGTAAGGTTTATCAACAGTTACAATTTTATTAATCTCTTCTACATCTTTTAAAATTTGCTCTTGTTTCTTTGGTTCTAACTTTTGAAAGAATCCAATATCATTCATAGGATTTTTTTGCTTCAAAAGCTTTCTAAATTGTTTAACATTTTTAGACTTGGTTTTTTTATTAAACTTATCCTTCTTCTTTTTATATTCACTCTTTTTATCTTTTGCCATTTTTTCAAACTCTTTCAGAGCTTCTGAGTCTTTGTTTGTTTTACGCATATCAGCAACCATGTTTTCAAATTTATGGATTAATTCTAGATCTGTACTAAGAGAAGCTTCTTCTTCGTCTCTAGTCATTTTTTTATCCATTTTAATCAATGCCTTATCCAGTTTTTTCTCATTACTTTCTTCTGAGTTTTCAGAAGATTCATCACCATCTTCTTCGTCTTCAGAATCTGATTCCGATTCATCTTCATCATAATCTTCATCGTCCTCTTCATCATATTCTTCACCTCTTCCAGGTGCACCAATTGAGAATATGATATTAAAGTTTTTTCCTCCTCCAGCAGACATCATTTGTTCTAACTCTTCCATTTCTTCCTCATCATATTCTTCATCATAATCTTCATCATCTTCCTCCTCGTCCTCATCTTCTTCCTCGTCTTCAGACACCACCTTTTGTTTACGACGAGTACGCTTACGACTTTTACGAGATTTAACTTCTTCAACATCTTCATCTTCATCATTATTTTCTTCTTCCTCCCTTTTATCAGAGTCATCCTTTTTTGATTTTTTTATTTTTCGGTTGTTAACCTTTTTAGTTTTCTTTTTAGATTTTCCCTCATCAAGTTTAGCATCAATTTCATCCATCTGTTCAATCTGTTTTTTCAAATCTTTAGAAGGAAATAGTTTATGTAGAAATTTTTTATATTCTTTTTGATCGTAAGACTGGTCTAACTCAACTCCTTCTTCCCATTCTGATTCATCGTCATCATCGCTAGACTCTCCACTGCGATGTTTTCGCTTTTCATCATCTTTATTACGGGAGCGAAGATTGTATTTGGTTTGGTCTTTTTGCTTAGGCATTCTTGTATACTCTTATAATAAATATTTAAGTTATGTTTTTTTAATTCAATTTTGTGCAATCTGAAAAATTTAAACAAGATGATGATTTTATATATATATAAAAAATTGAACGAAAAGAATCTAAATATTATCCTATTAATATAAAGAGATGCCAAGATCCGTGAATAAAGAACGCAATACATCTAAAATTATCGGGGTACAATTTAGTATTTTATCACCCGAAGAAATTAGAAAAAGTAGTGTTGCTGAAATCCAAACACGAGACACCTATGTAAATAATAAACCTGTTATTAATGGATTATTTGACCCTCGTATGGGAGTACTTGAACCAGGATTGATTTGTCCAACTGATGGCCATGATTATATGACAACACCAGGTTATTTTGGACATATAGAATTAGCTAGACCAGTGTTTTATATCCAATATTTAAGTACTATTATTAAAATTCTACGATGTACATGTTATAAATGCAGTAAACTTTTAATTTCAAAAGAGAAATATAAACGTACTTTTGAAAATCTTACAGGCGAGTCTAGATGGGATGCTGTATTTAGGACTGCTATTAAAGTTAAAAGATGTGGTGAAGATTCTGATGATGGTTGTGGATGTAAACAACCCAATAAAATTAAAAAAGAAGGTCTTGCTACACTTATTGGTGAATGGGCAAATATTGACGGTATTGGTCCTGAGGACCAAGACAAACTTACTGTCAAATTTACACCTGAGATGGTTGTTAAAATGTTTAGGAGAATTTCAGACGAAGATGTCACATATATGGGATTTAGTCCAACATTTTCACGTCCAGACTGGATGGTTTGTCAAGTATTAGCTGTACCACCACCAGCAGTTAGACCATCTGTAAAACATGATGCTCAACAGAGAAGTGAAGATGATATCAGTCATATTATCGTTAATATTATAAAAGCTAACAACACTTTACAGGAAAAGATTGATGCTAACGCACCAGGTAATGTAATAGATGACTGGCATACTGTTCTTCAGTACTATATAGCTACACAAATTGATAATCGCATTCCAGGAGTAGCATCTGTTGCTCAAAGATCTGGAAGACCTTTAAAATCTATTAAAGAAAGATTAAATGGAAAGACTGGTAGGGTTAGAGGAAATTTGATGGGTAAACGTGTTGATTTCAGTGCTAGATCTGTAATTACACCTGACCCCAATCTGTCTATTAGACAATTAGGTGTTCCTTTAAAAATTGCTAAAAATATTACCAAACCTGTTATTGTTAATGATGCTAATCGTGGATTCTTAACTAAACTTGTTAGAAATGGTCCAGATAATCATCCTGGTGCAAAAATTCTAGAAAGAAAACACGGAGAAAGTATTTCATTAAGGTATACTGATAGAGATAGTATTACATTAGAAACTGGAGACATTGTTCATCGTCATATGATTGATGGAGATGGTGTTCTATTTAATAGGCAACCTACCCTTCATAGAATGAGTATGATGTGTCATATTGCAAAAGTTATGAAACAAGGAGACACCTTTAGAATGAATGTAGCTGATACAAAACCTTATAATGCTGATTTTGATGGAGATGAGATGAATCTACACATGCCACAAGACGTTTTATCTGAATGTGAATTGAAAAATTTGGCTGCTGTCCCATATCAAATGATTTCGCCTGCAAATAATTCATCTATTGTAGGTATTTTCCAAGACTCGCTTCTAGGTATTTATCGTCTAACGCGTGAAAATATTAAGTTTGATAAAAGAACTGCAATGAATTTGCTTATGACATTTAATAAACTAGATCAAGGTACATTTGATCAATTGGGTGATGAAGTAAATAGTTTTGATATTTTATCTCAAATATTTCCAGCAATCACTCTTAAATATAAAACTAGCAAATTTGAAGATAGTGGAGAGGAATATGCCACATCCAATAAGATCTTTGATGTTAAAAATGGTCAATTGTTAAGAGGTCAAATGGATAAAAAAGTGTTAGGTGCTACTACTACAGGAGTTCTACAAAGAATTTGTAATGACTTTGGTAATATGGCCGCCGCCGAATTTGTTGATGATTTGCAAAATATTGTTAATGAATATATGAAAGTTAGTGGTTATAGTGTTGGTATCAGTGATTTGATTGCGGATAATGAGACTTATGAAAAAATTGTCACTAATATCACTAGCAAGAAAAACGAAGTTAAAAGTTTAATTGATCAAACTAGATTAGGAGTATTTGAAAATAAAACTGGTAAATCTAACGAAGAAGAATTTGAAATGCAAGTTAATGGCTTACTTAATCAAGCAGTTGAAGATGCTGGTAAAATTGGACGACAATCTTTAACTAAAGATAATAGATTTGTTATTATGGTTAATGCTGGTAGTAAAGGTTCTGATTTGAATATTTCTCAGATGATTGCTGCTCTAGGACAGCAAAATGTAGATGGTAAACGTATTCCATATGGATTTGATTCTAGAACGCTACCACATTTTAATAAATTTGACGATTCACCAACCGCTAGAGGTTTCGTTGAAAGTAGTTATATCAATGGTCTTTCTCCTACTGAATTGTTCTTTCATGCTCAAGGTGGTAGGGTTGGTCTTATTGATACAGCAGTTAAAACCAGTCAAACAGGGTATATTCAGAGACGACTTATTAAAGGTCTTGAAGATTGTAAGGTAGGTTATGATATGACTGTTAGAAATAATAAAAATAAAATCATTCAGTTTAGATATGGTGATGATAGTGTTGACACTGTTAGAGTAGAAAATCAATATCTACCTCTAGTTGAAATGACTCTAGATGAAGTATATGCTCATTATCATATGCCTAGTGATAATCTAAAAGATAAAATATTTACCACCTCATATACTAAACCTACTATTAAAAGAATTAAACAGCAGTCCCAGCAACTAATAAATCGGGTTAAGGATCTTCTTGAAACTCAACTTCAATTTAGAAAATTAGTTATGCAAAATATATTTAATAATCGTTCGGGATCTAAAATCCACATTCCTGTATCATTTACAAACATTATCAATAATGTACAGAATCAACAAAATATACAAAGTAATTCTCTTGTTGATATTACTCCATATGAAGCTTTACAATTAATTGATGGAAAATTTGAAGAATTAGAACGATTGCATTATGCAAAGCCTAATGATCTATTCAAAACGGTTTATTATTATTATTTATCTCCAAAAGATCTATTAATGGTTAAAAGATATAATAGAAAAGCTTTAATTATTCTTCTTGACCAAATTGAATTGATATATAAAAAATCTCTTATTGCACCTGGAGAAATGGTAGGTATGATAGCTGCTCAGAGTATAGGAGAGCCTACTACCCAAATGACTCTTAATACTTTCCATTTTGCTGGTGTAGCTAGTAAAAGTAATGTTACTAAGGGTGTTCCACGTGTTGAAGAAATCCTTTCTCTTTCTGAAAATCCTAAAAAACCTGCTCTTACTATCGCTCTTCATAAAGAAGAAGAAAGTGATAGAGCTAAAGCACAATCTATAATGAATATGGTAGAACATACAAAATTAGGTGATGTTGTCACTTCTGCTCAAATTGTATTTGATCCTAGCGATCAATCTTCTCATTATGAAAACGATGCTTTATCTATTAAACAGTTTATAGAATTTGAAAAAATGATTGATGACTGTGAAGGAGTTGAACAATCTGATTCTGACGCTTCTAAGTGGATTATGAGATTTGAAATTGATAAAGAAACTATACTTGATAAAAATATCACAATGGATGATATCAATTTCGCAATTAAAAATAGTTATAAAGATGATATATCATGTGTATTTACTGATTACAATTCTGATAAATTGATATTCAGATTAAGACTTAATAAAATTTTACAGAGTAAATCAAAGAAGAAGAACTCTAATCCTCTTGATCAATCCGATGAAATCTATTTGCTTAAAAATTTTCAGGATAACCTTCTTGATAACGTTTTGCTTAGAGGTATTAAAAATATTGATAAAGTTATGCTTCGTAAAGATCCTACAAACATGGTTTATGAAGAAGGTAAATATATAAGAAAAGATGCTTGGGTACTAGACACATCTGGTACTAATCTTATGGATGTTCTTGCTCTAGATTTTATAGATTATACCCGTACAGTTAGTAACTCTATTACCGAAGTATATAAAGTTCTTGGCATTGAAGCTGCTAGAGCTGCTATATACAATGAATTTGTTGAGGTTTTGGCTGATAATGATACGTATATCAATGAACATCATTTAACATTGCTCTGTGATAGAATGACTTATTCTGCTAAAATGATTTCTATATTCCGTCATGGAATTAATAATGATGATATTGGTCCTATTGCTAAGGCTTCATTTGAAGAGACACCTGAACAATTCTTAAAAGCAGCTCGTCATGCTGAACTTGATATATTACGAGGAGTTTCAGCCTCAGTAATGTGTGGACAAGAAGGTTATTTCGGAACAAACGCATTCCAAGTATACCTTGATCTTAATGAAATGAAAGATCTTGATGCTGATGATCTGGATCTAAGTGATGCTACCAGCACTGTAGACGCTATTCTAGGTAAGATTGATGATCCTAATGATTCTTGTGCTAAAAATAATTTAACCATTATTAATAATGTTGTTAATATTCAAAATGAAAATCTTGGTGAAATTGGAGATGATGATATTGATATATAAATAATCTAAAAAGGTAATATAATAAAAATATATATATATTATATGACTTCTAATCCAGATAATAGTACTATTACAAAAAATCTTATCGTTACAATATTAGAAAAAATTGTACCTAATGTTGTTATTGAAGATAATCCGATATTTATTTTCCCAAAACCAAGAGATGAACCTCCACGAGATTATATAGATGAATATTTTGTTCGGAGCTTTTTGAATAACAATAAATTTGATGCTTTAAATGAACAGTTAAAAAACATTTTTTTAACTGCTGAGAAACGTGAAATTAATTTAAATCATTTTATGCAGGCTCAAAAAATATATTGGATCTTTAAGCGCTTTGGTAGAAAAATATATATTAAAAACCATGTTAAAGACAGTCCACACACTGTTGATCTTACATTAAATTCGCTTGATTCCCATCCTGAAAGTTTAAAAGTTAAATTCATACAAAAAGATATACTATACACTTTTTTTGTTAATGATCTTATTAAAATTATCAATTCTTCATTAACCTATGCTCCAGATTTATTTTCTGAACCTACTGAACCTAAAAATCCTTATATTAATTTACCATTCACATCATCAAATTTATTCAGTATATACTCCTTTATTGCTAACAGTAATAAAGTTATGCCCAAATTACTACATGCATATTTTCTTTGTAATTTCAGCATACCCAAATTTCATATTGAATATGAAAGTTTGATTAGAGAAGAAGTTCTTAAAAAACATTACGAAGATGCATCTAATACTAAACTTTATAATGATATTATTATTATGCTCCGAAGAAATAAAAGATATTGTTCTTCATTAAGAATTCATCCTGAATTTGATAAGGCACTTGTCATTAAAGAATTTAAATGTATGTTAGAACATAATCTTATTACACAATTCTCTTACCAACCCACTAAGCGACTTTTTTCTAAGAGAGTTATTAGACAATATTTAGAGCGATTCGTTGATAGAAACCCCACATTTGGACGAGCCACTATTAACCGTTTTGGATTCTCTACTAGATCATCCATTACTACTAGTAGTACAGGATTTACTCAACCGACACTTACATACTCTGTATCTGCTGATTTACTTGACGATTCTCTTACAGATGAAGATAATGTTTTTGATCTTATTGAACAACTAGAAACTATTGAAAGAATTGGTGCTCGCAGAATTATTAGAGCTAGAAGACCACTTGTTCCTGCTCCACCTCCACCTTCAACGAGTGTATCACTACTTATAGATGGCGTTGAAGATGGCGTTGAAGATGATGTTGAAGATGAAGTTGAAGATGATGTTGAAGATGTTCAAGATGATACTGAAGATGATACTGAAGATGATACTGAAGATGAAGCTGTATCTGCTGATAGACCAACGGCTCTTGAAATTGTTGGTACTGGTATAAGTAATTTAGATCTAACCTCTGGTAGTAGTTATATTGATAACGGTACTAATACAATTATATCTAGATATGTATCTAATAGAACTAATAATTCTAGAGGTGCTAGAATTGAATATACTACACATTCTTCTTCAAATGATGTATATAGATCATCATATACTAGTAATAGTACTAATTTTAATAATTCAATTAATGCTGATTTAACTAGATCATTAGAAGCTATAGATAATGCTATAACAAATATGTATAATACTCCTACGCCTCCGGTTATATCTAATGCTTGGTCTTCACAAATCGCTAATAATAATACTATTAGTGATTCTAATTTTAATATTACAGAAACTAACAATTCTCCATATGATGCAACATTGAATGTCTTAAGTGATTCCGAAATAGACACACCAACTAACGCAAATACCGAAATTTCTAATCCTTTCAATTCCACTCATCCAGAAGGATTTAATCCCGTTCATGATGATAATATGGATATAGATGATGATTAAGCTACAAGAGTTAGATTCTTCTTCTTTAATACTAATTTCTTACCCACTTGTTTTTTCTTTTTATAAACAATTGGTTTAAACTCATGTAAAAATTTTTCTAGTGTATATCCAGTTCCATCACTCGTTTTGGATTCTAAATAATATCTTTGAGTTTTATTAGGTAACTCACTTAATTTAATTTTACAGTTATTATTACTATCACATATAAGTCTATACTTTGGTACTAAATTATGTCTAACTCCTGGAGATTTAATAAAGTATAATTCATTGTTTTCTGGATACGATAATGGTAATAAATCTTTTCTATTTTCTATTAATTTTGTAGATGATATTAACACTATCCCTATATTAAATTTATTTGCTAGTAACCATATATCCATATTAGTTAAATAGTAATTCTCGGATAATAAATAGTCTTCAAAAGATAAATTCTCCGACCTTATTTGTCTAATATAATTTACTTTACCTTGGTAAAATAGTATTGTATATATCATATCTCTATGACCCTTTTGAAATAATTTATTATATTCCTCTAATAAAATTACTTTTAATGTATTTATATTTACATCATTATTACCAGATGCATTTAATATGTCTATTATTATTGTAAATGTACATATATTTGTATTTGGATATATAATTTCTTGATAATCTTTATTAAATTTCTTATTCCATTTACCAGTTATATTTGATTTAATTATTGTTTTACAATCTGTTTTATCCTTACTATCTGTATTTATTACAGAACTATAAACTCTACTTTTTATAGGATTAGCTGTATCATAAGTATTAGTTGTTATATATTTATTATTTGTGATAGGTACTAAGTCTTTAAAATACTCCTGATTTAATAAACTGGAGAGAAGAATGATTTCATTGTCATGAATATCATAGTTTATTGAATTAAAACTCAGATGTGTTTTTGGATCAAAAATAAATAATTTAATTCTATTAAATCTTAGTAATTCATCTGATATTTTTGCATAATAAACAATTTCATTATCTAATTCATTAAGTAAATTTATTCTAGGTATTAACAGTTTACATTTATCACTATCTGTTTTCATACAATAAGGTTTATTACATTCATTATTAGTTATACATGATGATACACTATTAATATCATTAAAAATCTCTTCTGTATAATCTACGAATTCTACTAGCTCTAATAACAACTTTTGTAATATCTTTATTAATTCATCCATTTTATCATAATACATTCTTGGACTATTAATTAATTCTTGTACCTGGTCCCGAATTTTTCTGTTCTCATATTTATTTAAGAGGATCCTTAGTGTATTTCTAAATACATTGTAAAAATTTTTCTCTAATCTAATTTTTTTCACATACTTTATTCTCTCTTCATCAACATTATTATTTAATAATGTTTTACTATCACTTAATAAATAGTTTGCATCATTAATACTTTTAATTCCATCTTCTATTGC